GCAGCATCGCCCTCCACCACCGGCGTGACCATCACATCCACGGCAGACGGCAGCACGTTTAATTGGGCTTCCAAAGAGGCAGGGTTTAACTACAACGACGCGAACGGGTACACATATCAGATTGAGCGCGAACGCTCTTTATTGGTGCAAGAGTTCATCCGGGGCTTCATCTCATCGTGGGAATTATCCAGTGATAACAACGTGCGGATTAGCGTGAAAAATGAGGCCATGCTCTGGGCGAAGAAAACCCTTCGCATTCATTCGTCATCCTGTCCGTGGGTGTTTAAAGGGACGGAATGCGGCTATTCAGGAACGGCGACATGGTGTGATAAAAATTACGCAAGGTGTGGTGAACTGCTGAACACGGACAATTACGGTGGCTTTAGGTTTTTGCCTTCTATCATGGAAAAGGAAATATGGTGGGGGAAATCACGCAAATGAAAACATTCGCCGAAGTCATAGGACATTTTGCCGGAAAACCGGCAAGCAAAAAGAGCTTCGATGATGAAAACGGGTATAGCTGCCTTGGGTTTCCCTATGCCCTCTATCGTGACATGGGGCTTAATTTCCCGTGCACATACGGTGATCTGACGCTCGAAAACTATAACGAAAAATACGAAGTCGGATCGGAAGAAGCCTACAAAAAACTGCTTGAATTTGCGGAAACGGTGGGCGTCGGGGTGGAGCCTCATCAAAAAGTTGCCGGTGATTTTCTCATTCTGAAGGATAAAGCGGGGAACATCTTCCCCGGCATTTACGCCGGTAATGGGCAAGTGACGTGCTGCTTTGAGCATACCGGAATAAAGACATTCAGCGCGGAAGGCAAAGTGACGGCCATCGTCGTTAGGAGGTTACGTTGATCTTTTTCATTATCTCTCTTGTCCTGATACTGGTTATTGCAACGCCTCAAGATGCACAGGCATGGACGGCGGCGGTGGCAATCGTGAAGTATCTGGGAATAGCCGCGTTTGTGGGGGCAACGGGGGCAAAGATAATCACCGGCGTTCTTGCCGTCGGGATCATAGCGGCGGCCTCCTTCGCTTTGTCCACAATCGCCAGTCTTTTAACCGCTTCCCCGCAGGAGCAAAAAGCCGCCTCCAGTCGCGGTCAGTTGGTCAACACGAGCGACACACAAATGCCCCTGCCTTTGATCTATGGCAGGCAGCGGGTCGGCATCAACCGCGTTTATGTGGGTGTGAGCGGCTATGACAACAAGTTTCTGCATGTTATCGGCACGATCTGCGAAGGCGAAATTGAAGGGATAGTTGAAGTGGAAGGCGTGCCGCAAATCTTTCTAAATGACCGGCTTTATAATACCATCGGCAGAACGTCCCTGGGAGAGAAGCTTTTTACTTATGAGTTTTTCAATGGTTCACCGACGCAGGACGTTTGTGCATCACTGAAATCAGTCATTCCCGAATGGAATGACCCGCTAAGGAACACGGCCTATATTTACTGCGTTTTCACACACGATACAGACAAATTTCAGGGTTTGCCGGAAGTCACCGTGGTTGTTGACGGCCTGAAAGTCAAGAATCTCGCAACGGGTGTTGTCGAGTATTCAAACAATTCTGCGTATTGCGGTTTCGATTTGATGACACGTCCTTCAGTTCGCGGCGGCATGGAGATACAGGAAGCCCGAATTGACGTCGATCAGATCATCGGCTGCGCGGCCTACTGCGACATCAAAGGATGGACAACGAATATCGTACTGCTTCAAAACACGGCAGTATCCGACAACCTCCTTCAAGTGCTGGCGCCCTTCCGGGGCGACGTCTTTTATTCCGGTTCACGGTTCAGAATGAAATACTCCGATCTGAATTATGAGGCTTCGGTGATCGACATCAACGAGGATGATATTGTTGAAACAGGCGGCAAAAGCACGTTACGAATCGCGCAGCCGGATATCTTCGACACGCCGAACGCCATGAGGGTGAAGTTCATGAATTCCCGCAAGCTCTACCAGATGGATGATTATATCCTGGCAGATAGCGCGGCGATTGAAAGTGACGGCGACTATCGAGAGCATGAGGTCTACATGCGGGGTGTGACGGACCTGGCCGTGGCGATGAAACACGCCAATTATCTATTGGAACGGGCACGATATAATAAAACCGTGACTTTTCTCATGGGTTCACAGGGATTTGCGCTTGAACCATTCGATATCTTCCGTCTGACGAATGCAAATTATGGCCTGGATGCTAAATTGTTCAGGGTTTCAGAAATTACCCGAACACAGCATGGCTTGGCGGCAATCAGCGGGATTGAAGAAACGGCGGCAATGTATGATGATGTTTATGACCTTTCACCTGATTTATTTTACACGACAACCCTGCCATCGATCCTTGATCCGGTTGAATCCGTGCGGAATGTTGTGTTGAGCGAAGAAGTCTATTTTTACCGTAAACGCTCATATACGCGCCTGAAAGTCACATTTGATCCGCCACCTCCAGAAGTCTATCCTCAATGGGAATTTGCTGATATTTACGTCAAGATCGGAGACGGCGATTGGAAGTTTATGACATCAGCCGTTTCGAGCTACCAGATTGACCCGGTGGAAGAGGGCGTAAGCTACGCCATCGCCCTGATTTCTGTGTCAATTTTCGGCAGCAAACAAGCGTTTGATGATGGGGTTCAGGTATCAAAGATCATCGTCGGCAAGACCGGCATACCGGGTGACATCACGGGCTTTAACGCTGTTGCCTCGGCCGATACCGTGACGCTGTTTGCCGATGAACTCAATGAACCGGATATCGCCGGGTACGAAGTCCGCCTTGGTGCCGCCTGGCTAGGTTCGCCGGTTGTTGGATTCAACGAGACGCCGAACTTTCGATTCGTTGGAGTGAAACCTTCGCCAACAGCAGGATTTCATCAATTCTGGATTGCGGCACGATCAAACAACGGTAACTATTCAGAAAATCCTGCATCAACTATTGTTATTGTCTTCCCACCGCCGAATTACTCCACTAAAAATTCATGGTCATGGGATTTTGCCGGAATAGGGACGCATGACAATACGGAATTTTACGATAACAGTGGCAACGCCACGCTTAAATGCAGCCACACAGGTGGAGTATTAACGGGAAAATGGACTTCGCCTGAATACGACCTTGGCAGCGTCAAAAAGGTTCGGGTGTGGGGTGACTTCGTCACTGAACTGATCGGTGAGGGGGGGACCTGGGCGGCGCTGTTCACAGGCACGATGACGTGGAGCGAAGGGGGAATAGAAAACAAGCGATGGAATAACATCTTAACACCGGCAGTCGCGGGCAGCATTTCGGTTAAATTGATGTGGGGCATCACGTCCGGTTCTTTGACGGAATCGGTAAACAAATTGGAAATTTTATCACCGGAAATTGAAGCCAGATATGTGCAGATTGAAGTTACGCTGACAGACCCGAATGTGGGATCGAATTTATTGTTGAACGAACTGAACATGATAGCGGCATACTGGGTATAAAGGAGCAGATATGGAACTGGTATTAGATCAAGTGGCCCCGGATGGGACTGCATACGTGCAAATGGTTCATAACAGCGTGGTAATCGAAACGGCCTGCATTGCCTACACCGGCGACGATAAAGCCTTCGCTGAAAAAATTGAGAAGAAATTCGCTTCAACGGTCGAAAAATTCAACGAGCGGAAAGCCCTGGAAACAAAAATCAAGGGCGTATTGGCAACCGTTGATGTAACCAAAATGATGGAGGTCAAGAAATGAGCCAAACTTACACAGATGATTGCTATTCTTTAGGTATGCAAGCCACAATTTCTTTGCAGGCATTTGAGGACAATTTTGCCGCGCTGAAATCTGCTTTTTCTGGTGCGACTGCACCGGGAAATACCGTAGCTGGCATGTGGTGGTACGATACGACTGCTCACATTCTAAGGGTAAGAAATGAAGACAACACTGCGTGGCTTAGCGTATGGGATCTGGCGAATAATAAGCCGGTAATGGCCAATATCGTACCAGCTGATTTTGCGGCGGCAATGAAAGATGCGGCGGCGGCAACCGCGTCATTACGAACCTTGGGAACCGGAGCGACTCAGGCATGTGCGGGAAATGACCCAAGGCTT